GTAAGGCACCGTTAATATCCATGCCAAGTATGGTGTCCTTGGGCGGCATTACATTAGGACTCCACCACACAATACCACCTGAGTAATCGACAACACCTTCAGCGTCACCTATCAGTTCACCAAACCCATTGTCGGTACAGGTCTTGGCAGTTGCGGGGGTGCCATCCAAACTCCACGTCATAGTCAAACCGGAGGGTTGAATTGCACGGGGGCCATTGCCATTAGTAATTTCACCAGCGGTATTTATTGGCACGGACATACGGTCAAACCGGCGCAGCTTGGTGGTAGTACCGTCTTGGGCAGTAGTGGCTTCAATCCATTGAAAAATGATGGCGCTATCAACGTCAGGTAGGGCACCACAGGTAACGCTAACGGTGCCAGTGTCATAATTGATTGTGCCAGCCCCATAAGAGCTATCCAAACCTGTGAGAGTGCCACCGCCATAGTCTTTTAGAACGTACCAGCGGCGTGCTGCCATGAAACTAACCGTCAACGATCCGGGTTTTGGAGTCGGGTCAAGTGAGCGTACATAAGAAATAGAACGTGATTCTTGGGTGACCGGGAATCCCGTACTTTTCAGCGAACCTTCAAATTTGGCGGCTGGTTTGTAAGTGACAACGTGGTTACCACCAGTTGAACCAAAAATGTTGGACAATAGCGTTATTGTCCCGTTTTCATAATCAACGGTGCCAACTTGGATGGCACCGTTCATTAGCATACCACCTTTGTCACTCAGAGATATACCGTCACGAATAACTGACAGGCTACCGGGCAGAATCATGCCACCAATAAAAATGCTCTGGCTGGTGGTGAACCCGAGATTGATATTTTGAACCAGAACATCCCCAGCCTTTACCAGTGCGAATGTCTGTTGGGTTGGGCGTGAGTCTGCAATAGGTATTTCAGTCTGGGCACTAGGCACCAACTGGGTGTACATAGATGCGCCGTGGATTGTGAAGTCCCCCATTGCCGCTGGCGAGGTCAAGGGCACCACCCCCACGTAAGTACCAGCATCAGCCACCACAGTGTCACGGGTCAACGCACCAACACCTTTGGTGATACCGTTGACAACCGTGGATTCTTTCTTGCGCTGGAATTCACGGGAATGTGGCGAGCCGGGAAAGTCGTACTGGAGGGCATCACTGATTTCAATGGATACCACTCGGGCTAGGTAGTCTTCACCTTTTTTATCGTCATAGAACTTCTTGACCAGACTGGACACCTTGGTTGAACGGACGTACTGAAGGTACTCATTTGCAGCGCCTTCATTGTGAATAATCACCCACGTGTGGCCCACGTTGATAATTTCCTCCTCAGGGCGTTGGAAATACTGGAGCACTCGTTGACCCGCAATGTGGTTCTCAAACAGGTAGGGCTGTAGTTCAGGGCCACGATTCAGGTACGCTTCAATGCGTTTCTGGGCCTCAAACCGGGTGTCAAAAGTCAGCTTATTGGAAAAAAGTGTGATGCTTACCCGGGGGTCAGCCGGGGGTTCAGCCACAATCACGTTTGCACCAAAGTACACATCCGTGTCTGGGGTTTGGACTGACAGAAAGGTTTTTCGCAGAGATACCCGGCCACCAGCACGGTCTAGTTCTGAAATGTCAGGAAAGATGGCGTTGGACAGACCGTCAACGATTTCCAATCCTGTGGGGGCACCACCACCCTCAACAACGTCTGCCATCACAGCAGACTTCAACAGTTTCACATCACCGGATTGAATCGCCATGGTTATACCTCAATCAGTCTCAACGCAATAGTGTACCAAGCATCGGGGGTAGGCTCTGGGAAGCCCTTTACGGGTTTTGATTCGAGTGCCGTTTCCGAACTCCTAAACATGACAGTAAACTGCCGTGTATCGTCTGGGTATTCTAGCACTAACGTCATCTTCCTAGTTGGGTCTTGTGCCCACTGGTAAAGCTGAGTAACCACTGACCGGCGCACCCAGCACATATCTTCTCCCGGGGGTTCCAGAGTGATTGTTCGGCCTTTTTGTTTTACAGCGGTTTCAACCAACATGGCACCTGTGAGGGTGTATGAGTAAGTCGCAGACACTGGTGACCATGACAGTTCGTCTGTCCAATTGAGGGAGTCTGGGAGGGCCACTTCTACTAGGCTGACCTGATCTATGAGTTTCATGTTTTACTTTCTGCGCAATTGATTTCACATCGAACGGCTTTTCAGTTCGCCCAAAAGACTCAGCAGGTTCTTGGATTGATCGTCCGTAGCCTGTACTGTAGCCCTACTTCCGTTACTCCGCAGATCAACTTGCATCATTTGCGGGGTTGCAGCGCCGGGAACCGAACCACCTTTTTCAAAGGCGAATCCGATATTGCCCAATTCAATGCTTGGTGCAATAAAATCCATGGCCCCGCCAATGACCCCACCAACAGGGCCACCGTCTGCAAAGTGTAGGGGTGCCCTACGGGATTTTGGCCCTTCAATGTCCCCGTTAAGGTAGCTCAACATGCTACCCCCCAAGCGGCTAACCGTGTCCTTTGGAACCACAATCTCACCGGGCATCAGTATAGACCGGGCGCGGCCACGCACGGGGGATGTTTCCAGCTTGGGCATGGACTTGGCACGTTCCATCAGGCCCAAGATGTTTCCAGCACCATGCATTTGAACCGCAGATTTCCTGATAACGAAAGCGCCTTGATCCAATGTGCGGTGTATGCTATCGTGATTTCCGGCCCCCGGAACTGTGCCACCGGTCATATGCGGGGCGTTAGTCAAGCCAGCAGTAGCGTGTGATGGCACTTCACCACCGTCAGCGAAAGCCATGATGCCACCGGTCAGACCACCCAAGCCGAACATGTTGGTTTTGGTCACAAAAATCTCGTGAGTAGAAGACGTTGAAGCCGAAATGTCGTTGATAGCCTCAAACACTGCATCAGCTCTGGGTTCAATGGCGTGAACCCCCTCGGTATCAGACAGCGTGGTGTCAATCTCAGTATCTACCGCTGACGCATCGGTTTCAATGGTGTGGGTTCCGTAAGTTTCTTTCCCATCAAGGGTGTCGGATATTTCAGAATCAGCCGACGCTATTTCTGTGGTGTCGATACCCACAATAGCTTCTGGGGTTAGGTCACCCAACGCAGATATGTCACCCTCAGCATTGGCAAGGTCTTCTGACGCATCAACCCCAGCGGTAGCGATTGGGTTTAGGTCTCCCAACCCCATAATCTGACCTTCAGCAGTACCGGTCTCCGCATAAACATTGGCTGTGCTTTCAGAATCAGGGGTGTTGGCTATCTCGTCCAGTTTTCCTTTGGCAGTATCAGTTTCAGCATTGACCGTATGCGTAGAGGATGCAGATTCTTCCTTCAAAGCAGGGTCAATTTGACCCGATTTCACTTCACTGGCGTTGGTCTCCAAATTGTGGTTTGACGTTACGTCTGTGGCAGCAAGAGCCTGATCCACCTTTTGATCCACCTCACCTGCGTTGGTTGTGATGTTGTGGGCAGAGCCGACTTCACCCCCTGAAGTCATAGCCGCATCAATGGCACCTTTGGCTTCTTCAGCGTCAGTAGCCACGTTGTGGGTGTCAGTAATGTCCCCCAAAGAGCGCATAGCCGTGTCAATCAGCGGGGCAGTAGTATCCGCATCAGTGGATACGTTATGGTTGTCCGTAACGTCACCGTTAGAAGCCATTGCGTCATCCACCTTGGATTTAGCAGCTTCAGCGTCTGTACCCACATTGTGATTGTCCGTAACGTCACCCAATGATTTCATTGCGTCATCAATTTCAGGTTTCTTATCCTTAGCGTTGGACTCAACATCGTGGGTGGAAACGGCTTTATCCGCTGGCTTCATTGCAGCGTCAATCTCAGTCTTCTTTTCCTTGGCATTTGAATTGAGGGTGAAATCAGCTTGGGACTTGACCCCGTTTATGTCCGACAGCAGCTTCCTAGCGTATTCAAGGTCGCTGTGCGAGGATTTGGCATTAGACGTAATTTCAGCCACGGTACGGGCTTTCCCAATGGCCTCTAGGTTACCCAAAATCTTGTCAATATCAGCAGCGGTTTCCTGAGTGCCCTCGGTCTTGACGCTGGCGGTAGCCTTACGCGCTTCAATTTTGCCCGCAGTAACACCCCATGCGGAATCGGCTTTATCCACTTCACTGGTGTCAGCCGTAACTTTGGCCTTGGCAGGATTTCCTTCAATGGCACCCTTGACCGCATCGTGAGAGGATTTTGCTTTATCAAGGGCAGACGAATCGTAATCCACCTTGCCACTAACCCCTTTTGCAGCCGCAGTACCAAGGGAGTCCAGTTTTTTCTGTGCGCTGTCAACGGTCTCGGTGTTGACCGTCACTTTAGCCAGCAATTCCTTACGACCATTGGTATGCAGTAATTCCACTTTTGAATTGGCTTGATCCAATTGTTTGGTATCCATGCCAATTTGGGTAAAAGTTATCTTACCCAGTGCATCGGTTACTTTAACAATATCCCCTCTGGCTTTGGCAGCTTGGTCGGAATTGATTTCCAGCACCGAGCGTAGTGGTTTGCCCGTTGAATCGTATAGTTTCTCCACCTCAGTGCGAACTGAGATAACTTGTGACCCATCCACACCAATGGCAATGTTTTTAGGCGGGGTATCCCCAAGGGCAGCAATTTCACCTGCTACCTTTTTCACCTGTGAGTCATCCACATTGACCACGACTTTGGGGTTTGTTTCACCTATTTTGGTGGCACCCCCTTTCACTTTCTCCAAGTCAGCCAGAGCTTTGTCAACTTCAAGTACCAGTTTGGTATTGTTGTCTTTGATGGCATCAGCCCTCAGTTTTTCCAACGAGGTTTTTGCAGCCTCAATATCGGCAGCGATAGGCATCTTGGTTGGGGATTCAAGATCAGCCTTGAGCTTGCCCATTTTTGCTTGTACATCAGCCAGATCACCAATGATCGTGACACTGGGCTTGGAAGCGTTTACTGCGCCTTCAATACCCTTAATGTCTTTCTCTAGGGCTGTCATGTTGGCCTTCAATTCGATTTGAATTGGGGTAGCAGCTTCGGTTTTCAACTTAGCCAGATCAGCAGTGGCTTTATCCAGTGCCAGTTTCAGTTCAGGTGTTATGTTGGCACCTGCATCGGCTCGCATTTTCGCAATTGAGGATTCGGCTTTGGTAACATCAGCTTGGATTGCCAGCTTGTCACCTTTGGCAATGTCTTCTTTCAGTTTACCGAGGTCAGTACGGACAGCAGTCATATCCGCAGCCAGAGTAACTTTGGCTTCCCCCTTCAGTTTGTCAAAAGCATCACTGATACCTTTCAGGTCATCCATTACCTTATCAACGGTGGCCGTTACCTGAATGGGCTTACCCCCAGCCGCTTCAATGGCTATTTTTGTTTTCTCAATAGCAGCCAGCGCGGATTCAGCATCGGCCTTAACCTTGAGGTCAACCCCCGGTTGGTCGCGTAGGGCTTTCAACGCAGCTTCGGCTTTGGTAACGTCCGGGTCAACTTTGAATGGCTTACCAGCAGCCATATCGTCTTCCATCTTTTTCAACGCGACTTGGGCGGCTTCAAGCTGTACCTTTATGGGCATTATCACGTCTTTTTTGGCAAGCAAGTCGAGTAAGGCCTGGGCTTTATCCTCAGCCTGCTTGGCATCAGCCGTGATTTTCAACTCAACCTTTTCACCCATCATTTTCTTGAGCGCGGCCACCATTTCCAGAACAGCATCCCGCATTTGTTCTGTGGCTTTGATCTGGGCCTGAGTTTGGGCCAGTGCAGCCTCAGCAGCGGCTTTCTCTTTGGCGTTAGCCGCCAGTTGAATAGCCTCGGTGGCTTTTACGGAATCCGCGTAGTTTTTCTGAGCTTGTTCCTTGGAGATAATGATTTTCTCACCATCTTTTACCTCTTTATTGAGTTCGGATTCTTTGCCTTGAATACTAGAAATAAGGGCTTTGTATTTCTCCATATTACCTTCAGCAAGCGCCTGCCGGGCATCGCTTTGCATACGGGTAATCTCGGTTTTCTGGGCTTCGTACTTCTCAACCCCATCCAGTAGATTGATTTCAGAGTTGCGGATTTTCTCAGCCGCAGACATTTTTATCTGTTCGGCTTCAGTGGCAAAGCCCTTTATCTTGCCAAGCAAGCGGGATTCTTCACCAATCAGTTTGTCGATATTGGACTGGTAGGCACTTGCTTGTTTTTCAAGGCTGGAGGCTTTCACTTCCATAACCTTGATTTCGTGATCGGCAACAGCGCCTTTACGCTTATCGTCTAAGTCCTTCAGAGCCGCTTGATATTCTTTATGTTTATCCGCTTGTTTGCCCAAGGATTCGTTAATGCGAATCTCGTCTTCCTTGTACCCAGACATTTTTGCACTGAGGGCTTTCCCTTCAGCAGCAACTTGTTTGGTTAGTAGCCCGTCTTGAGCAGCAAAGGATTTCTCAATCAGAGCGTTCTTTTCAGCGATATAGCTGACCAACAGATCAGTTTTCTTGGTATTGATTGACTGCTCATTACCAAGGGAGGTATCGAGTAACGTGTTCTCTTTGGCAAACCGGCGATCAATGGCATCCATTTGGGTCTTGGTGCCGCTTTCAACCAGACCAGATAGTTTCCCATAACCTGAGGCCATGGCCGTATATGCAGCTTCGGCTTGCCCTGCAACTTTGGAGATAGTCCCTTCCAAAATCTGCATTTGTTTGTCAACGTCTTTGCTGGCGGTTTCTACCTCTTTACTGGCTTTCGCAGCGGCAATGAATGCAGGGTCTAGCTTGCGTACAGCCTGCTCCCCCTTTTCAATGGCTATGGTCAGTTCCCCCTGAGAGAGTGCCCCATCCTTACCCAGTGCAACGATAGAGGTTTTCAGGGTGTCCCAGTCAGCTTTTGTTTTGAGGGCATCTAACTGTTTCTGATACACCAAGTCGAATTGTTTACCAACTTGTGCAAGTTCAGCATTCAGTTCTTTGGCTGCACCGGGCCAACGATCTTTGGCTTCATCCAATGAGGCGGTAAAGGCTGCAAGTTCCTCGGCGTTTTTCGCCATGGAAATTTTTTCAGCAAATACTTTTTGGAATTGATCAGCGGTGGCTTTACCGTTAGCCACCATTTTTGACAGCGCCCCGGCCACTTCATCAGCCCCTGCGCTCACACCAGAACCCAGTTCCTTTGCAGATACTTTCAGTTGTTTGAAAGCCTCATTCAGGTCATCCCCGATTTTAGTGTCGATATTACCAAGGCTTTTATTCAAAGCCTTCATTTCTGTGTCGGTAATAGCCCCAGATTTACCCGCAGCTTCTACCTTGGCTGCAAGGTCTTCCATCTTGCCAGCAACAATTTGGCTATTGGAGGCCAAGCCTGTAGCAGATTCTTTCCCCGTGTTTTGTTCCCGGGTCAACGCAATGATTGCTGCCTTTAGATTATCGGCGGCGGTTGGGTTCAGTTTTTTACCAGCCTCAGCAGCGGCCTCAGTGCCATCAGCATAATCCTGCAACGAGCGTGCGGATTCGGTCATTGCAGCCACCTGCTTGTCCACCGACTTCTGAATCTTGTCTGAGGAATCTACAGCGGCATCACGCTGTTTCTTCATAGCCTCAACGTGTGCCCCAAGCCCGGGGATTGAATCTTCAACGGCAATGCGCCAATCCAAGAACTTGATTTGCAGGGCAAGGTAGCCCAGCATCAATTCCTGAACGATAACCCCAAGACCCTGTACACCCAGACCCATGGTGCGAAAGGCAATGGTCACACCCTTGATTATCAGTTCAAGCGCATCAAAGCCACCATTGGCCCCCATGATTACTTCGCCAATTTCACCCAGCACGGTAAAGGCAGACCCAATGGCTTCTCCCAGTGCCCGGAAAGCTGGCCCCAGATCAGCGACAAGTTTCAGCGCACCAGAGACAATGTTGGTGAAAATCGGTACCAGCGGGTCAAGCGCGGCTTTGATGCCCGCCCCATATTCCTTCCCGTTGTTTTTGCCTTTGTCGAATTCCTCCCCGACTTTCATCAGGTTCTTCATAAAGGCCGTGCCAGCATCAACCACAGCACCATAGGCGGGTAGCATGGTGTTGCCAATGGACGTACTGAATTCCTCGGTGTACCGGCTCATGGATGCTACCTGCTTGGCAACATTCTTCATGGAAAGTTCGTAAGCCCCAGCCATTTTTTCGCCTTCGGCTAGAACGGCGTTCAAAACGGCTTGGCGTTTTTGTGCTTCGGTCAGGGGGCCTGCTTGCCCAAGCTCATTTTGATATTTGGCCCATGCGGCTTCCATGCTAACGGTCACACCCATGAACCGCAGGCCCATGGTGTCCATTTGTTGGATGTTAGTCACCATGCGCTTCAGCGTTTCACTGGAGTTCTCACCAGTGACCACGGCCAAGTCCTGTGCAGTACGTGCGAGTTTGGCAATTTGAGAGCTTGACCCGTCAGCAGCATTGCCCAGATCAAGACCAGCCTGCATCATTTGTGTCATTGATTGACGTGCAGCCGAGGTGCTAATGCCTTGGGCTTTTAGGGCAACTTCAAACTTACCAAGTTCACCAGCGGTGTATCCGGTGTTTTCACCCACCACCCGCATGGTGATACCCAGCAGTTCGGTTTCGGATGCTTTTACAGCAGCATCTTTCAGGAAGTCAAAGCTGATTTTTATCCCGGCCACAGTAGCTAGGATACCCACCAAAGGGCCAATGGAAGCCCCCAGCAAGTCAATGGAAGCGGCGGCACCGGGGGAAGCCTCTTTCAGTTCTTTGATTTTCTCCTTTAGGGTAGAAAACATGCCGCTGGAGGTTCCCACTTGGCCTTGGGAATTTAGTAAGGCCTTAGCCAAAGCCTGCATTTGTGCTGAAAGATCAGCAGTAGTAGGGGCGGCATCACTAGCAGCATCCCCAACACCTTCAATACCCGCAGCCGCATCATTAGCAGCACCTCCGGCATCAGTAAGACCTATGGCGGCTTCACCTGCCGCACCCCCAACGTCACCAATGCTTGTGGCCGCATCAGTAGCAGACCCAGCAGCGGAGCCGAGGCCAAGGGCCAGATCATTAGCGGCGGCGGCTTGGTCGGCCATTCCCAGTGCTGCATCAGCCGATTGTGTGGCAATGTCACCTGCCTTCACTGCGGCTTCTTCTGAGGAACCCGCAACAATGTCTAGGGCAGTTGCCACATCCTCAGCCGAGGTTGCAATGTCTTGCAAGCCACTGGCTGCTTCCAGCGCAGCGTTAGCAATGTCTTGCATACGGTTGGCAGATTCGGTATCTCCCAGATCACCACTGGCAGCGGCGGCGGCACTGGCAGCATCAGCCACATCCTTCAGTTGAATGGCAGCTTCCATGGCCTGAGTGGCTTCTTCCTGAAGCGCGTCAGCAGAATCTCGGGCAGCATTAGCTTGTTCACGATCAGCCCCCGCAAGGGCTTCAGCTTCTACTGCAACGTCATTAAGTGCTGAGGCGGCATCACTGGCAGCGTCAGCTTGCTCTTGGAGTTTTGCTGCAATTTCAGATTTAGACAGCCCAGCCATGCCTGAGGCCGCATCTTCGGCAGCGGTAGCCGCATCAGATAAAGCGGTGGCAGTGTCCGAGGCTGAGGCGGCGGCTGTTTCTAGCACTGAGGCGGCGGCATCGGCTTCTTTGGCAGTTTGCTTAAAGGCTGCTGCTGTGTCATTGGCAGCTTGATCGTCACCGCCCAAGGCGGTAGCTAGGGCTTCGGCTTGGGTAGCCGCATATGCCATGTTAGAGGCGGTAGTTCTCGCTTCGGTGGCAAGCCCTGTTAATTCAGCGGCGGTGTCCTTGGCGGCGTTGGCCGTGTCCCGCATATTGGGAGCGGCGTTGGACAGGGACACCAGTTCTTTAGCGGTTGTTATAGCCGCATCAGCCAATTTTTGGTAACCCGAAGCCGACTCTTGGGCGGCGGTTGCCGAAGCCCTCAAGGCAATGGCGCTGGTGTTACAGGCGTTGGCCGTGCTACGGGCGGCGGTGGCTGCATCGTTAGCTGCGGCATCCATGCCACCAAGGTTGGTAGCTGCGGCTTCAGCTTCCAGTGCAGCATCGTTAAGGCCAGCAGCCAGACCTTCCATGGTGGTGGCTGCAAGATCAATTTTTGTGGCTGCGGATTGCGCAGCGGTGGCAGTGCCCTGCAATTCAGTGGCTGCGGCCAGCGCGGCTTTTGCCCCGTCACCCAATCCAGACCCCATATCAGCGGCGACTGTATTTAGGTCAGATATGGCGGTGGCCGCATCAGCCGTGGCCGTTGCCATATCCCCCATGTTGGTGCCGACTTGGGATGTTTTTGAAGCGGCACCTTGTACAGCGGTGGCTGCATCGGTAGTAGCCGTACCCAAGTCCTGCATGGCTTTGGCCGCATCGGTTGCAGCGGTAGCCATATCCTCAGCACTGGAACCCAACCCTGTTACCTCAGTTTTTAGCTTCAGTAGGTCGGACAAGCCATCTACCAGCAGTTTAATTTTCAGTTCAAGGTTGGATGCCATGGTCTTATCCTCTTAGCGTATGTAGTATCTCTTGCAATTTCTTATTGTCGGCATGGTGCCCAACAAAATTAGCCCATAACAGGTCACTCAGTTCGTGTACCCATCCTCGTTCTATGGCCTTCAGAAAGGCGTAGAACTGGGGGTAGGTATAGTCCAGAATGTCCTGATACCGGTGCCCGTTTTTTATCAGGGTTTGGAAAGCCCTTGCCCAGCCGCCAGTTTCTTTGCCAGACTTGCCATCTGAGCGTTTGTGCCCCCCACCAGCCCGGATAACAATGGGAGCACTCGCTGGGTAAAAAAATCGAGGTTTACTTCCACTACAGCCATAAACAAGACAACAAGGTCATCTAGGGCTAGGTCATCCACCCACTCACGGTCATGTTCAACCAGCAGTGCAACCATATCCAACACCGCTTCGGTGTTTTCCATGACCAGCGTGTAAACATCCAGACCATAATCATCGGGGGTATCGCTCTTTTTTGCCGCATCTTTGGCGGCTTTCAACCGTTCATAGAAGGGGTGGGCAATACGCATTGCTCGGGATAGTTGCCCGACACGTATTTGTTTGATAACAATATCTTCGTCGTTGATCGTAACCAACACGGATTCAGGAACAACAGTTTGCAAATCATCACTCATCACATTCTCCACTCAGGTTAGGGGGGGGTATGCCTTATGGCACAGTCACATCTTACCAGCACAACACCCTCCGCACAATTTGGTTGCGCAATTGATTGCACCAAAAAATAAAGGCCGGGGATACCGGCCTTTATTGTCAACCCCCGGCTTTTGGCCGGTATAGGTTAATTGAGCTTGGTCACACGGAAAAACTTGGAACCCGTGGTCTTGGTCGAATCGGCCAGCACAGAACCTTCCAGCGTGAACTGCTGAATGGTGTCCGAAATCAGGCTGAGTTCCTTCAACGGGTCGGTTAGGAACTTGAACACTTCAACCACCACTGGGTTGTTACCCTCAGCGGTATTCAAGCCTTCAAAGCGCATGTACAACTCGCTGGCGGCGTTGGTCAGTGCGTCCACTTGCACTTGGGTTGCGAACGTGTAATCCACAGTCAGCGCATCACCGTCAACCACACCGGTAACGGTGTTAGAGAACTTGATGGAACCGGCTTCGGCGTTCACCGTGTAGTCAGTACCCAGAGTCAACGGGGTAGCACCGTCATTCACAACCAATGTGCTGACATTGATGTGTTTCAACGCCACGACTTTGCCCAAGTAGCACTTGATGGCTTCGGCTGTAACCGTAGCACCAGTCACTTTGGTATTGGAGCCGCGAAGCGCGTCAGCCAAGTTCTGGGCAATGAAGTTTTCCACCGTCATAGACAGCGCCGATTTTGTTTCCGTGGTCAGACGCAAGTCGATAGCGCGTTGACCGGTTTGGCTTTCCTTGTGTTCAATGGTCGAAACCGACACACTGATTTTCAGGTCTGATACGTTACCAATGGGGGTGAAACCCATGGGGTCGCCGTTGGCATCACGCTTTGCAAGCATAACGATACCCTGACCAGAATAGTAGCTGTTTGATACGTCCCAAGACATGGTGTAACTCCTTAAAAATGAAAAATGACTGAAAGAAATCTCAACACAATGGTAGGATTCTAGGCACTATGTTAGCACCTAACAAACTACCGACCTACGACACGTGTAGACCAACGCTGCACCCACAGTGCTTTGTCTGGAAAGCTGTCCGAATAACCTTCTGACAAAAACTCCCAAGGGTGCCCCGGGGGCGCGTTTTTCCCCTCCAAAGCCAAGCCCATGGCATCAAGGATATTGATTGCAGGAACTTCCTGACTGATGTTGTCAGACAGCGCAGTGCTTTCAATAGCCATGTACAGGCCAAAGTGTGCCGCCTTAGTGGGGGCGCGTTTGGTCACTCCCGGTTCTGGTACACCGGTCATACCTTCATACACAATACCAACCTGTGGGCCTTTTGCGCCTTTTATCATGCGTACCAGCTTTTCGGGGGTATACACGATATGGGAGCGGTCTGCAAGTTCAGGAACGGCCTGAAGTGCGGTCTTCAGTGCCTGTAGGCATTCTTCAATTTTGGGCATTAGCTATTTCCTCTAATCGGTACTGAAAGATTGATTCGGCCAGCGCTTCATGTTCTGGCGTTATAGCCATGAACTCGCGTTTGACCATTCCTTCTCTACCAAAGTTGTGTTTTTCAGCGTAGGGAACATCGGTGTCAATGGCTCGTTCGCTCAAATCGGGTAGGCGGGATAATTGAATAGACCTGAACAGCCTACCACTATCAAACAAAGTCCCTGTGCCACCTTTACGCCTACGGGCTTCACCAGACTTGCTGGGTATCCATGCTTGTCCTAGTGGGTCTTGTTCGGCCAAGTACGTGGTACGCAGCCTGTTCAGTATAGAGGCCGCAGATTGATCCATTGCCCGTTTGAACAACTCATTGACGTTCCCGTCCAATCCCCCGTACAGGCTGGCATCGCCTGATACGTTTGGTAGGGTAATGGCGAAAGTAATCACAGCGGTGTCTGGGTGTGTGAAAATGGGCGGTATGAGAAAGCCGGTAGTTTGCGGTAGTTTGCGGCCATAGACAAGGCCAAGTCATTTACACCCGCCGTGGGTTTTGATGTTTGGTCGGGCTGGGTCTCGGCAAAAATCATTGACACATACAACAGCAGGGCTTGTTTGATCTGTACCGGCACTTCAGCGGGGTCGATTCCAGATTCATAGGATATGGTCAGAATTTGGTTATCTAAGCTCAATGGAAAATACAGGTTGCCTTGTTCCGCATCAATCACTAATGGATTGATTTTGGTGCCAGCGGTGCCCATAGCGGTACTTGCCAATACCTTAACCGAGGATGGGTTAATGAACAGGTTGGTAAGTTTTACCCGTAGGGCATCGTGAGGGGTAACTCCTGAGTAGAGGTCAGAGTTCAAGTGAACCCGGTCTACACAAGAGTTTTGTTCGATAGAACACCCAAGGTCAGACCCAAGGCGAACTTGGGCTTTCTGGATGTTGCTAGTAATGGTTGCGGTAAGGTCGGTTTTCAAGTTCGTTGAAAGGCCCATAGACGCAATTACTTCATCAACCGTTACTAACATGGGATACCCCTTAAACGACTACTGCTACTTCCTGAGGCGCGTCACTGTCAGCTTGGGCCAGTTTGGCTGCAATCTCAGGATCATCGTCACCCAATTCAAGGCGACCAACCGGGGACACCTTACGGGTATCGGCGGTATCAATCAATTGATTCTTCACGGGGCGAACAGCAACTTGCTGAAGTTCTTGCGGAATCTGTACCAACTTGGTACGGGGTTTTGCCAGACCGAATACAGGCAGGCCCTGAGGGTCAGTTTGGCGCAAAACGACTTTGGCTGATTCGGCATCAAACACATAGACCAGTCCTTTTTCGTACAACGTACCGTTGTAGAAGTAGCGGTTGATCTTAAACATTTCCAGATTCACATCCGGGGCTTTGGCTTCTGCTGATGTTGCTGTCTTGGTAACTGCCATGATAACTCCTATGGGGGGGGTGGGTTGGAAAGGTGTCAGTGTACACCAATCTGGTAAGTGCGCAATTGATTGCAGAAAAAAAAGGGAGCCGTAGCTCCCTTTTTCAACCCACCACCCAATTAGACACCAATGTTTTGGTACTGCACCACGGCTTCGGGTTCTTCGATCTGGAAGCCAACACGGGCTGTCAGAACGATCACGAAAGTACGGGCGCGAATGTCCTTATCGTATTCGATCTGGATGTTGCGCCAGATACCGAACAACAGGTTCAACGGGTCACTGTACAGGCCGCTTGCACTAGGCATACGGCTGGCACCGCGAATCTTGGAACCGTGCATGAAAATGTCTGAGGCCGTTGTCAGCATCTGGTCACCCAGTGCAGTGTTGCGGTTGGAATACAGGTCACGCAATTCGGTTTCATTGTCCACCGACATGTACTGGAGCATCTGAGCGCGATTGCGCAGATACTTGTCAGGCATGGCCTTGACACCGGCCTTCAGAATGTCCTTGCTGATCGTGCCGTTGGCAGCATTCACGATGTTGGCATTGGCACGCTTCAGCCAGCCATCTGTCAGAGCCAGATAAGGGTCAGCCGAGGCGGTGTCACCGAGCAAGCCCAGTTCTTCCAAGTCAACAGCAGCGCGTTCAGCCATCATATCCACCAGAGTCTGGTGCAAGCCACCGGGGCCACCTTGGAGGGCAGCATCAGTACCGGCGCGCTCGATGTTGTCTTCCAGAACATCGTAGGGCAAATTGATTTCAGCAATCACCTCGTCGGTGTTCATCACGATCTGGCTGAGGTCTGCCTTGTAGCGTTGTGCTTCGGTCAGGGCCACGCCTTGAGTGCCAGCACGCAACATACGGCTACCGAAGCCGATTTTGTTGATCTTGCGCTGAGGGCTGTTCATTGTGACCGTGCGGCAATTCTGCAACATGGTCGGGGTGTCCATCAGCTTGCGAATGAAACGATCAGTCTGTTCGTCATTCAGCTTGCCAGCAGTAGCCAAATCGCCCAGTGCGAGGTCAGCCTTTTGGATAAGTTCTTGGTTGTTCACGGTTTAGCTCCTAAAAAACAAAAGTTGGTTAACGGTTACGGGACAGCATCGCAGAATCAAAGACCCCGGTTCTGGGATCACTATCTACCTTCTTGATCTTGGCAATTGGTTGAGGATCGCCGGGGACTTCAGAAGCCAGAACAGTTCCGCGCACCGCATGGGTTGCAGTTTCGGCCTTTTTAGCCAAAACGTCAATTTTTTCTTCGGTGGATTTTTTGATTTGAGTAATGTCAGCAGACAGGGTGCCCACGTTTTTGGTCAACGTAGCAACTGCAAATGCCATATCAGACATTGCTTTCAACACTTTTTCCATGGAATCGTCCGATTCAGACTTCTTCACAGCGCCTTTCATTTCAGCAGCGCGTTCATCAGGTGTCATACGCATAAACGCCATTTTTGCACCGCCAGCAAGGCCAGCCATGAATGCTTTTTCAGCTTCAGACATTGCGGCCTTCAGAATGTCCTCGTCTTGCTCGTCAAGTTTCTTGGCAGGCTTGGCACAGGCAGCTTCGACAGGGACTTTCTTTTTCTTGCCCATGGCTTCGGTTTCTTCAGCAGGGTCTGCTTCGTCTTCAGCGTCTTCCACGTCAGGTTCGACAACAGGCTTGGCCGCTTTTTTGGCTTTCATCTTGTCAGCTTTGTCACCCATGCCAGCAGCCGCTTCAGCAGCTTCTTCGGCAGCGCCTTCAACAACTTCTTCTTCAGCAGTGCCTTCAACGGGCTTTTTCTTTGCAGCGGCTTTTTCGACCACCACGTCAGACAGCACGATTGATTCCAACTCAGATTCCATTTTCAGGACTGCCGAGGGCATGGCTTCAGTCAGGAAACCCAGATACTGGTTCACGCTTTCCATGCTGTCACGCATCAGTGCGCTTGCGGCGGTGGGGGTCTCGGCCTTTTGCATACCGACCCGGAGGGCTTCTTGAGCGTATTCCATGGTCAAAGAGGGGCCGTCAAAATAGCCATTGGCTTCGGCCTGTTCAGCGAAAGCGGATTTCTTGAGGTTGTCCAAGTGCTTGCCCATGTTTTTCAACACGACAGCCACCGACTCATTCAAGCGAACAATGGTGCCACCATCGGTGAAAGCATCGTCTTCTTTGTGCAGGGCGACAGTACCGTCTTCAAACTCGGTGTATTCAGAGAGGTCAACACCATGGTTGCCCAACACCGCTTGAGATTTGGTGATAATTTCCGGTGAGCAGTTTGCCAGAATTACAGCAGCAATCGTTGCGGTCTGGGCTTGGGCTGTTTCGGAAGATGCTTTCTTCACTCGAAAACCCAGTTTTGAGAGGTCTAAACTCATTTCTTTCTCCTGTGACTTAATGATACGGAATGGGATACGGTTGGCCCCACGGTCAACCAACGACACGAATTTTACATCCAAGTCGGACAGCTTGCGAAGGGTGGTTAGGACTTTCATAGGTCTCAATGGTAGTTGTTGTGGGCGTACCTAACAAATTAGGATTTAGGTTTTTTGCGGTAGTTGGCAGTTCCGAGTTTTCAGATTTAGTAACACTTTTGAATGGGTGCGAGTAGCGTAACCGCCCCCCAACATAGGCGTACATGGGTTTAACCTATAAGTAGGTCATCCACGGCTGAAAACCGGTGAGTGTGCCCCCTTTCGGGTTCAGTCACCGTACCCCCTTTAATAAGGTGTGAGTGCCCTTCGTCAATGGAGGTTCTACCCCCGAGAAATTTACCGTCATCACCATAGGTAACAAAGAACTGGTGTTCGTGCTGATCGCTCTTGCTGGTAAGGCCACTGACTACTGGCGGTATCTCAATCTCAACATCTCCATGAGATGTGGTAGCCATGGCCTCAAGCGAAAAACCATTGATTTCCCCCTTTTTAATTTTGGCCCACATTTCAGCGTTGTCGATATGCATACCCACCACCCAAGAGCCTTCAATGAAGTCCGGGTCTCCCTTACGGGCAATGAACGATTCGACAATCACAGCACCCTTCACCAGTTCGTTGTTGTGTTGGGTGTCGATTTGATCCAGACGTTGGTGTTTCATGAACTTGTAGGCGGCTTTTTGAATACCGTCTTGTGTCATGTAATCCCCCCCGGAGTCCGGGCGGTTGGGGGCATAGACTTCAGCCCAGACCATTTGTTGTTCTGGCTGGCCTTCCTCAGCTTTTGCAATGTGTAGTTCTCTCATGGCGTACTCCGCATCAGGTTGGTCTGGTGTAGGGGGTCAGTGATACGCCTTTTGGCAGCGTTGCAATAGCCCGTTTGGTTGGGCCTCTCGTTTTACTGGAGAATTCTTCCGCAGTGGCTGAGGCGGTGGGTGTCCCTTCTTTCACAGCATCACGGTGTGCCCCCATGGCTTCAAGGTGGGAACTGGCCGCTGCCTCATGCAAGGCTTTTGATTTTGGAAAGTCCACGGCAGCTTGGGCGTGCTGTTCATAGCCTTTGCGGTGGGCACCGGCCATGCGTGTGTGGTGACCGGCAGCATTTTTATTACCAGCCGGTGCGCCTTTGAACACATCAAAGAAACCCCCGTCAGATTTTGCCACCTTGGGTTTGCCACTATCAATGTAGGTGTTCAGTTCATAGGGGGCGGTTGAATCGTTGCCCTTGTTGTACACCTGAATGTGGGCGTATTTGTCAGTTTCCTGACCGTCTTTGTCCATAGGGATGTTGTAGCTGTTGGTCTTGCCTTCACCGGGTTTACGGGTGCCAGCAATATGCTGTTGCCAGTTGTCATCAGAGATTTCATACCCCTTGGACTTGATGTAATCATGGGCTTGGGACATTGCTTCGGAGTGGGTTCCAAAGCTGCCACCCCCCGTTGGTTTTGCGCTGCCTTTTGATTTTTTAGGCCCGGAGTGGGTGAATGGTCGGTGGTCACCAGCGGCATTGTCATTGCCCATGGGTGCGCCTTTGCGGATTTGTGTAAGTCGAGTGGTGTACATAGTGAGTTCCTAGTTTGCAAGACGGTTAGCTGAAGCGATATTGGCGGCAATTGAATTTTCAGTAGAGGGGTAGTCAATTGCAAGCTGGTGGGCAGCCTGTGCGTTTTCGTGGGCGGCTTTTTTCACCCCGGTTGCGAACGTGGCGCTGAGGCCGTGAATGGTAGCCATCTGCTGGTGAAATTGTTCACCGTTCATACCCGGGCGGTTGAATGGGTTATGTACGCCATTTCCTTCTGGGTCGGACAAACTATCACCTTTGAATATGGGATGAAACATGGCCGCAGACTTTTTCTTTGGGGCAGCGCGATTGTGCAGTTCCATGCTTGCACAGAAAGCGTCTTCCTCGTACTTCTGCACCTTGGCCGATGTGGGGTTAGCCCGGGCCAGCGAAAGGCTGGTGTCTCGGATGGCCTCAAGGCTGGCATTGGACTCGTCCCGCATCTTTGCCACCGTGCGGGTGTGAAGGTCAGCCGACTTCAACTCCGCTTGGTGTTGACGTTCTGCCAGTGGGCCACGTGGAAGTGAGTCTGCATGGGCCGTAGTTGGCAGGGGTTTCAACTGGGTGGGGTCAGCTTTGAAAATTCGGGTAATGTCAGCATTGAACATGGGGTGTCCTACGAAATTGATTGCGTCAGCTTAGGCCGGTAGCGTCTAGGTATGCTACACCAGAGTATGCCACCTTTGCCAGCAGTTGTTTCAGCACAGATTCAGATAATCCAAGGGTATGCAGGTTCTTTATGCTACTTGGACTGGTCGATTGTATGACTTGGTTTATTCCCTGAAGTTGGGCATCAGTTAGGGAGTCAGTGTCTATGGTCTGCAAAGCTGCTGAGATATTAGCTTGTACGCCAGCCCAACCGCTGGCTTCAGGGACAAACCCAGCCTCAGACATTGCATAGGCTTCAGCTTGTCGTACTTTTGCAAGGGCTGACGATACACCCATATCACTGTATAGGGATTTCAAGGTTTTCCACTCACCAGTGGAAAACATGGTGCTGGTAAGTTCGTTGGACAGTTCAAGTTCCCCCGTGCCCGTGCGTAGAACCATCCTCAGTAGTTTGTTCAAACCCCAAGACATAACGATGTTGCCTACAGTGTTTACGCTGATAAGTGATGGGTCTTGAGCCGTTAGGATTTCTGGAATTGATTTACCGGTTATTTTTGCCATAAGGGGCAGCGGGTCAACCCCCACATAGTCATTCCACGTACTCACTTTGCGCGGCGGTAGTTTTATCCCCATGTTCAGGAACGTGTCCGGGGTAGCCACAAAATCCGGCATGGTAACTATGCCGGGGGGTGTCGGGGGTTTGGATATACGGGTTTTGTGCCCCACTTTTACCATTAAAGTACGGCAGTATGGGTGAAACGGGGGTACGCCAAACCCTTTGTCTTGCAGTTCTTGGTTAGACATACCCGCCAATGCGTCCATATTCTCATTGGTTTGTTTGGGCCAAGGGTGTAGGACTTTCAGATCATCGGGGTTGTCGGTGTACACCGCAACATCAAGGATTCGCTTTGCACTTTCCACGGTGAACGTCTTACCGTGAATGAACCTACAGAACTTGGAGGTACGGTTATCCAACTGTGCCGTTAGTTTGTACGTGGTAAGGCCCAGCATATCGGCTTCAGCGGTGAAACCCCACCCTCCCAGTCGGCTGGTGTGTAGTCCACTCACCATTTGAGCCATGGCATCGGCTTCCCGCTTGAACGATTGAAAATCCCTGATGGGGTCGGCTTTCAGAATTTGGGCGGTGCGTTCTCGCGCAATCAGTTGCAGCAACCGTTTCTGTAGCTGCATGGAAGCCCCGTACTTCAGGTACTGGCAAAGTTGGAGTACGGTATTGTTTACCGTGCGGTCAAGCGGTAAGCTGCTAGTGAGAGTGTTCCCACCCCCTGCGGCCATAGACGCACCGTACTCAATGGCGGCTCTCATCATAGCCTGTGCGTAGGATTGAATCTTAGGGGCCACATTTTCAAGGGTAAGGTTCTCAGCAAAATGTGAAGCCTCATCCAGATTGCCAGCAGATACCGCCTTTTCGTGTTTATCCCAAGCCTGTTGAACGGTATCGGACAACTCCAGTTGGAGTTTGACCGTCATCATTTTTTCTAAGGCAAGATAGTCTTCCAGTCGGGTGGTCATTTTTAGTGCCCGTGGTCATGTTCCGGTGTGCAGTAGCTGGTTAGCAGTTGGTCAAACAGGGTTTTGTTTTCCGAGTCTAGTGCGCCAACGCTCTTACGAACGACTTCTTTTTCAGAGTCGGTCATGTTCACCAGCGGGGCAACCAGTGCCTCAATTTCAGCCGTGCGCCGTACCAGTTTCAGTAGTTCAATGGTGGTAACACCCTCAGATTTCTTAACCGGTTTTTCGGGCAACTCTTTGGAAGCGTCAACCGGTTGTTTTACCGGTGGTTTTCCTTTTGCTTCAGGGATTGGGGTATGTTCTTCATCTACTGGCGGTGTTGGTTCTTTAGATTCAGCGGGGGCACCACCTTCCTCCTTGGGTGGGGTCGGTGCATTGGGGGGTGTGGAGCCTTCTTTGTACTTCAGGTCAAGCGCAAGGGCCGAATTCACAGCGTCAACGTAGTCAGCACCATCCACCATAGTCGATACCAGCGGCAAGCCCTTGAACAGTTCGTCCACGGATTTGATGGTGATAGGCAGTGAACGGAATTTGATGGTTTTGAACCCCAGACCTTTCATCAAAGTTTTGTTGATAATTTCATCAAATTCTGTGCGCTCAGGTTGGAATACCTGAGCTTCTGCCACCTGATAGGCGATTTGGGCGGTTGCGAAGTTCATACCCTCTTGGCGACCAACAAACATATGTGGGAGTCGAAAGCCAACCCGCACGTGTTCCTCGGCTTTGGTGTCGTATTTGTCGTACATGGCATCACCAGATTGCGCACCAAAGCGTTCAACCCGGGCACTCACATTACCATTGCTGTCGATAGCCCCGCTGTTGGAGGCCAGTTCCACGACCACGGCCCGGCCTTTTTTGCGGTTAGCCGAACTCAGGTACGTGCGCAATTGATTTCCTGCATCGCCCACCATCTGCCCACCTTGGATAAAGATAATGGCTGGGGGCATACCGCCACTGTCAAAGAACTCCAAGTTAGCTTCTTCGGCCTTACGTGAGCCAAGCACCGAGGGTAATTGATTTATCCAGCGTGGCACAAAGTACGGACTGGTTGGGTCTTTGTCCACCCCAAAGGCCAGTAGTTCACTGGCGCGTAGTTCAGCGGGTAGGGTTTCGCCGGGTTTAGACCAGTCACCCGTGTTTTTGTTCAGGTCGAGCGGTACGCCAAATTCTTTGAAGTATTGGCGGTTGACCCCGTTGAACGTCTGCATGTACTTGCGAGGGCGTTCCTTAATGGTTAGCGTAACGTCTTTACCCATACGAGACACGGTGTACTTCATATCCACTGGGTCACTCAAGCGCACCAGCCGCAGGGTCTGGCCTTCAAGGTATCGGGTGCCCACAATGGTATTGTCGATAGTGCGTAGCACCTCTAGGTAGGCGTAGCCCATGGACTCCAAGTCCTGACGTAGCACCCGGCGCTGGGTAATGAACGACTTGCCCGGGTACGGCTCGGCAAAGAATGCACGGGCTTGGGCCAGTTCGTCTTCCTTGATTTCAGTAACGTCATCCATCTTGACGAATTCATGACCCGTTCCGTCGATATTAACTTCCATAGCCTGAATACACTGATTCAAGATATTGTTCTGTTTTACCAACTGTTTCAGGGTCTTTGGCGGGTAGGGTGGCATAACTGCCAGATTATTTCCCCCCGTCCCTTGGGTGTAGTACAGGTTGACAAACTCGTCTTCCAGTTCCTTGGCTGCATCAGCCATAACCATGTACGTGTCACCCTTGATAACCTTAGCAATCACCGCCAATTCAGGGGGTTTTGCTGGTGCCTTGGTGGCCTTAATAACAGGTTCTTGGGTCTTGATAGATATTGCCATAGAGTGCTCCGGTGATGCGCAATTCTATACGAACTGGCACCACTGGAGCAACTACTTCAGTGGCCCATTGCAGGCCACATTAACCTCACACTTGTTGGGTAAAGGTGCCGCCGTTGCCAGACTTCTTCATAACCGCAGACATTTGGCAGGTCAAAGCCGCATCGCTGTTGGCAGCAATAACGAATTTCACCGAGTAGTAAGAAGACACATCCAGCAAGAACCAGCACTGGTTGTCAGCCGACAGCGATGTGGGGTCTGATGAAGCATACGAACAGGGGTAGGCGGGGCCAGTGAAAGCTCCACCAGACCCGAGTACTTTGACTTCACGGCCACCTGCACCGAAAGTTGCCCACACCTCAAATTTGGTAAAAGTACAATCGTTATACGATCCTTCTGGGGCGGGTGGGTTAAACACCTGAACCGCCATGGTGGCAAAGTCCGCACAAACCACTTCGTTAACAAACGCTGTTGGCAAGTACGAATCATACACTGGTATTGGCACAGCGCCATTGAATACCACAAGGCTGTTCGTTGCAGCACCAGCACTGGGCTTCACGGTGTACAGAAACACCTCATCGGGTTCAGCGGCAAACGAGCCATCCGGGGTTATAACATTTGCAAGGGCGTAAGGCATATCAACTCCATTCTATAAAAAACGTGGGTAATCACACAAAATATCACTTTCAGTGGTAACCGTCAGGGTAAGTAGTCTTCCGGTAAGTGAGAGCCTACGTTACCACCTTTTTGACTTCTGAACCACGCATAAGAGTTGTCACGTGATCTGATCATGTCATCCCATAACCTAGCCCCATTTTTGTCTGGCTTCCAGTCATAACATGGTTGGGAATGGTCACAGTAAAACCCTCTGGTAGCCAGATAGTTGTACAGAATGCGCTCAATAAGGTAGCACCCGTCAGGCCATGCAATTGATTGCGCTATGTCGGTCTTGCACAGAGCCGCATGATGTATGACCGTTGGCCGGGTCTTGACCTCGTTGTAATCCCATACCTTTGCGGGGACAAGACAGCCATGCCTGAATTCGCCGCCATAACAAATTGGCTTGTTCTTCAGTAGGTAATTCTCCATGGTGCTTTTGAAGTTTGGCAACAGCCGATCATCGTCGCCATCCAAAAAGCAAAAGAACTCGGTCTTGACCGCCTTCAACAGTTTCAATCGTTGTCGGTAGATACGCGAATGTCCTCCCGGCCCGGGCACAATCTTTGGTAGATATTCTAGGTGTAGGCCCGGTGGTAATCCATGTATCAAGTTGGGGTCTGGAGGCCCAAGGACTAAAAAGGTTATTCGATCCATCTAATGTCCCGTAGGTGTGTGGGCCGTGGTGCCAAGGTGCATTGCGTATTCTAGGGTACCTATTACCACCGCGCAATTGATTGCAGTCAACAGGCACACCGGGCGGGGGTGGGGCGTTCCGGTGGTTCTGCCCGTTTAGGTGGGGCAGCACGTTCTGGTATCTTTTTTTCATCCCTGACCAGAATTTTTCTTTCAGTGGGTGCGGATTGTTTTTCGTACTTAGCCCGTTTTTCCTGTATTTGTTCTTCTTTGGTCTTGGCCTTGGGTATGTCCGGTAAGCAGTCGCACCCATTGTAAACATCCAGTTCTAATTGTTTTTGGGCTGCTGCCTTTTGCTGTATTTCTGCGGGGGACAACCCAGTGGTGTCCCCCCTGATTTGCTTTTGGGCTTCAGCAAGTTGCAGTTTCTTCTGGGCTTCCAGCTTAGGGTCAAGACCCCTTGAGGGTAGGTCTGCCATCCTCGGCAGGTTTGGGGATTTTTGGGGTACTCCCTTGGGGTTACCTGATGTGGTTTTAATTGGAGTATCGGATACCGTGCTGAGGGTTATGGGTTGGGTATCAGTTGGGGTTACCTTAGGCGTTACTGGAGGTTTAGTTACTGGCAATTTTGCGGGTAGCACCGGGGTAGCCATTTTTGGCAGGTTGGGGGCTACCTTCTTTAGTTCGGGTGGAACCACTGCGGTGAATGGTTCTTCGCCATCATTGGACACTACCTCAGGGTTGGTTCTGAGGTCTTCAGCTTCTGCCTCAGCCCAATCTGCCAAGTCCTGTTGTTTCTGTGTGAGTTCTGATGCAACCTGCGTGGCACGTTTGATTCTATCAGCGCGGTTTTTCCTGACCAATGCTTCGATGCGTTCACGTTTCTTCTTGGTGTAGTCTATATTTGCGCCACTTTTTCTACCAAGAATTCCACGGGTCTTGCTAGTTATAGAGGGCTTTTTTCGTATATCAGTAGGTTCCCCTCGGGCCGCTGCTGCGGCTTGTTCCACGGGGCCTGGGTAACCTCCGTAAGCATCATTGGCAGCTTGTTCAACAGGGTCTTTGAAACCCCCATACGCTTTTTCAGCCGTTTGTTCGGTTTCCTTAGCCGCTGCGGCAGCTTGTTCAACAGGGCTTTTGAAGCCCCCAAACGCCTTTTCAGCAGTTTGTTCGGTTTCCTTAGCCGCTGCGGCGGCTTGCTCTACTGGGCTGGAATACCCGCCATAAGCGGCTTTCTGCGCCTTAGTAATATCTGATTCTGGTGAACCACTGGGGTCTTTTTTCTTTTTGGTAACCATATAGCCCTCTCAATTGAGTAGGCTATATGGTACTACGGTGAAGGCCAGCAGACAATCAAGAGAATTTGATTTCCTTTAAGTCGGCCATATTTTTGCCAATTTTCGCATCAGCCGTGAATTTAAGCTGCGGTGTCCACCCAACTTTGTGAAAAGGTAGGTTTTCCATTACCTGAACAATACGTTTCGCATAGAACTCAGCATTGTCTTCTGGTAGGTAGTAATACCCGGCATCATGGATAGCCCCAAAGCATGGGGTATCGTCAAACCATCCCATACCAGCTTGTTCAGCAATGGCCCAGATCATCATGTCCGACAGGCATCCTTGCACTGGAGAATTGATTGCCCTGCGTTCCTCTTGGGCGCGAACATCCTGACGTTGGCTATTGATAAGTGGTAAGTGCCGGAGCCTACCTAGTGGGGAACAGACGTACCCATTATTGTGGGCAAACTTTTTGTATACTTGATGGTACTCTACCAGTCGGGGGTACGTATTGAAAAAGCCCGTGCGTGATTTTTCAGCTTCAGCCGAGGTAAGAACCACCTTATAGCCTAGGCGCGAGTATTCCATAAACCCGTCAACACCCATGCCATAGATCAGGCCGAAGTTCATGGCCTTAGCCAGTTGCCGTAAACTGTCGAATTTTTCCTTGTCGGTTTTTTTCATCTCCAACATTTGTTCGTAGGTGTAGCCACTGGCAGAACCACCCGTAAGAACGTGCAAGTCTAAACCCTTGCGGTAGGCTTCAATCATATTTGATTCGTGCGCCAGACAGGCGATAACCCGCAATTCACCTTGGGAGTAGTCGGACTCCAAGACCACCATTCCCGGGGGTGCGCTATAACAGCGGCGAATACGTTTACCCCACGTGGTATGTTTGGGGATTGTTTGGAAAGCCGGGTCTTTGACACTCAACCGGCCCGTATTGGTACCGCCTTCACCTTCGTCTTTATTGCCAGCGTGTAGAAAATAGCTTGGGTGCATTTTCCCATCAGACCGAATGTGCTTGCGAAACCCAACAATGTATGTGCCCAGCGTTTTGTTCGTGCTGCTAAATTCACGCATGGTGTCAACGAATTCTTTGGCTTCTGGGTTGTCGGCAAAAAGTTCAAGGTGTTCCATGCTGGTGACCGGGGCTTTTGTTTTTTCGGTCAACATCTTGGGCTTGAGATTCAGCCCAGCGGGGCTAAACATAAAGTCGTTGATCAGGCTGGCTTTTGTAAGGTTGATACCACCATTTTTATCAGCATCATAATGTTTGGCTGACAGGATGCCACCAATGATTGATTTCCCTTTGACAATCAAACGGTTCAGGTCGGTGATTAGATCAGCCTCAAGTTCATCAAACGCTTGCTTGTCAACAAATACACCACCGCGTTCAACCAGTTCAAAGGCTCGGGCTGCTGGGTGTAGGATGTTGACATAAAACGAGGTAAGTTTCTCGTCTTTCAGTAGGATTGTTCTCTGGGTTTCAGCAACCCGCAAAGTTCCATCTGCGTCACCCGCTGAGTAATTCAGGAACCCCTCTGGGTCTTTGGCGTACTCCAAGTCCATACGGGCTTTGTTTGCTTTCAGGTCGAATTGATCGCTGTAGCCGCCCAAGGCCGGGGCATAGATTTTCACGTGAACGTCCAAGCCGTTGGAGCGGTTCTCGTCCAACAGGCTACCCACCAACGTGGTGTCAAATTTGAAGTTAGTGCAGGTTATGCCAGTTTGTTCATACACCCATTCAATGTCGTATTTGCCGTTGGCTGCACGTAAGCTGATGTTTTGGCAGTTAAGCAGCCAGTACAGGTCATTTTGATTTTCGATATTTAACAGGAATTCCATTGCCTGCGTTTTTGACGAAAATGCAACCATATGCCCAGTGCCAGTTTTCCAACTGAACTGCAAGCCCACGATGTACCCATCTGGGTGAAAGCGGTCAAGCCCCAAGGTTTCGGTATCAAAGGCAAGGTCAACCCGTTGCCCCGCATCAACCAATTCCCGCACCCCAGCAACTATTTGTTTCAGGTCGGGGTGGTAGTGGTAGTCACCATATTTGGGGGCAGTGGTGCCTGTTGTGGCAAGGCGTAGGGCTAGTCCGGTGTCGGTTAGTAGGTCAACGAACTGACCATAGTCAATGTCCCCAATGCTGGGGCTGTAGCTAACCATCAGGGGCGTGGATTCTATGTACAGGATTTGTTTCCTGAGGCCCGTTACTTTGCGGTTCTTGGGTGCCCACCCTTGGGCTTGTAGCATGGAAAGCGAGGTACTGCCCATGCAAAAAACAGCTTTTGCTGAGGGCAGTTTTAATTGTAGTTCACCGGGTTCTTGTACGAACTCGATTTGAGTGTCCGGGTAGTTGGATACCACCACCCCAATTTTTGAAAGGATAGCCAGTCGATCTGACGTACAAAAAATTAGCAGCATTACTGGCGTACTCCATTACGTTAGAGAGAATCGGTGATGGATAAATCCATTGGCTCCCACAGGCTAGTAGAAGTCCCGTCTTCTGGTGAAGCCGCCATATAAAACACACGGGTGAGGGCGGGTTTCAGTTTTTTTAGGCTATTTTTGGCATTACCAAGCCCAAATTCTGCTTCAGCACCGGGATGTAGTTTAACACGGGAACCGTCAAAGAACAGCATCCACTGACCCGATTTTGTCACAATGAAATACGACCACAGGTTTCCCAGCACACGGGCCATGGCACTGACCATCTTTTCGGTGTTTTCGTCAATGATGATAGTAATGTCAGACTTCAGGTTCCAGTCACCCACCCTGAACTGGTGGTCGGTGATTAGGCCACGGACTTGACTGCCCACGTGGAATAGGTCGGTTTTGTAGGCATCAGCCACTTTGTAGATCAGAGCGTCATTCACGATTTGAACTCCCATTTATTTAGTGCGTTAGAGACAATCAGTTCTTTGCCAGTGGCTACCCCGTAGTACATCATGGTGAACTTCAACACCACGGGGTTTGATGTGCGTTCGGTGCAGAACAACTCACACTGATCCGACACCCCGTTAACCGCCACCTTCATCTTGTCTCCCACTTTCATAGCGGTCAGTTTTTTGTTCATACGGTATTGGTGATCCAATTCCTTGTCTTGTTCCAAAAGGTCAGATTGCATTGACTTGCTCCAGTGTGGTGGCAATTTGTTCAAATTCCAACCCCGCACCCAGCAAGATAGACCCGACCACCCGCATGGCCGGGGCACCGCTGGTTAGGCTAATGTGCATACTCAGGTAGTTTTTACCTTCAGAGAAACCCAGCCCAATCAGTTTATCCACAGACTTTGGGTCTGCTTTACCTTGGAATTCAGCACGAACGCTGACTGTACCCACTTGTTCACGTATCGCAATGTTGACTTTGCCAACAGCAGCCACACGGTAGACACTGCCCCCGCTGGTGCCACGAACTTTTTGGGATAACGCCCGGGCATCCTTCAGGGGTATAACATCAGGGACAGGCTTAGGTTTGGCCGGGGTTACCGGAGTTACCGGGGTGTTTTTTGCTTGCCACGCTTCAAAGGAATTGTCTGCGGCTGGTGGGCTTGCAGGTTTTGGGGTAGCGGGGCCAGCCACAGATTTTGCGGCTTTCACCTCATTGGCAGGGGTTGGTATGTTGTTCATCCAGCCCGGTGTAGAGGGTACGGGTTGAACCGACACCGGGCCTTGTTCGGTGACCACCGTATCACCTGATACGGGAACCGCAGCATAGGCTACGGCATTGTCCACAAGGGCTGCGATTTTCGCCTTCACCAGTGTCTGTACCTGCACCGTGGCTTGCGAGAATGTAGAGAACGATACCGGCATTGTTTCAGAGAACTCTTTGCCGTTCACGGTCACCGTAAGGGCGAACAAACCGACTTTGATTTCTGCCCCGAGGCTTTGCAGGTATTTGGCTTTTTGGTAGGGTTGGGTGTCGCCCAAGATAGAACCCAAAATTGCCCAGCTATTGTTCTTTGACATAATGATCGCCACTTTCTCACTCCTTTGAGGTTGATAGTTTGTAAGCCCAGATATTACAGGCATACGGTTAGTTTGTCAAGCACTAAAACAGCACACCAACGGCTTTAGTCGGTGAATTAACACAGTTCCACACCTTTTTTGCATTAGAAAACACGGTACTGGATTTTTTGATTTCTGATGCCCCGGACTTGGGCCAGTAATCGGTCACTCCTTTCATGGATTTACCAGAGCCGTATAGCGCGGGGTTGTACCCGGTGCCAATTGATTCTTTGGTGGCCTCTACTTTGGTGATACCGAAGTGTTTGTGTAAGAAGTTGATTTGAGAACTGGATTCAACAACTTTCTTGCAGTACAGTTTGCGAACAGTGGTAGTGGCATCCTTATCGCCGTTGATCACATTGAACACCGCCGCGAACAGCGTACCAGTGCGCCCATGCCCCCCGATACAGCCAGCGTGAACGTGTTTGCCATCGCGCAATTGATTGCAGACAAATTCCACCAGCTTGGCAAAGGTCTTGGCATCCTTTGGAGCGCACATATCACTAACCGGGTACAGAATTTGCTGAACGGGTTCACGTTCCCATGGCAGGTATTCCTGAACCCGCATACCACTGTCCAGACCAATGTAAATGTCTGCATCAGTAATCAGGGGGTTGATACAACTGCCGCCGTACAGGGTGCCACCTCCCACCAATAGTTTGGGGTGGGTGTGGTAACAGGATTTGAAGCTGCTCTTTTTAGGGGCTTCCCAGTCGCCTGAGCTTACTCCCCCAAAATCCCCAGAGTACCCGTTATCACCATAGAATTTGCTCATGCCGACACCAACCTTTCATAAATTTCAACCGTTTTGTTCGGATACCACTCGTATTCGGATTTGAATTTCACGGCCTTGTTGTTGACCAAAGTGATTTCCTTCTTTTTGCCGTACAGTTTGTCTTGTTTGGCTTTTTTGGCGGCATATTGGCCGGGTTGAACCAGCGGGAACCCGAGAGTTTCCACTTTATACCAGTCAACATAATCACCAATACCCAATTCAGATTTGCACTCTTTGAGTAGTTCACGAATATCATCCGTATCCGAGGTTTTAGAGAACTCAGCAGACCACAGGGCTTCACAGACCTGTCCTGATCTTTGAACATCCAGAACCGGTTTGAATTCTGAACTATAAAGGTCATACATCATTCCTTTGTTGAACATCGGGCCATTATTGTGGGCCAGCGTGTACGCCGTGTCCACAAAAACTTCTGCGCTGATTTTCCCTTCAACGTAGTTTTGTAGGGTTTGGGATATGGCACCCCAAGCCTTGCCGCCGTAACCACCACCCCAACTTCCAGTATTGAAGCTGTGGGTAAGGCACTTACAGTAGTCAATAAGGGACATATCGGGTACGTTTTTCAGCCATTTGTTTAGGTAGTCCTCGCTATTGCTATCGTTAATAGTCGGGTGAAGGGCTTTCAATTCCGGGGTGTACGGTTGACTTTTTACTGCGGTCACCGTTGCAAGGTTTTTAAGGTGCCGCCATTCACGGCTGACAACCAGAAACGTGTACCAGAACATACGATTGTGCTGGTTAGCTAATTCGGCACAGTACAGTTCAACCGCACGCTCGCCCCAAGCGGGTAGTTTTTCGTTTGGGGTGAACCGGGCTTGCATAGCGCCAATGATTTGGTTTAGCGCATAGAACCGCAGGGCTTGGGTGTCGGGGAACGCTTGGGTAGCGTTCTTGTTGAACGACAATAGTTTATTAGCCAGTTGGCTGGCACTGATCCCAAACTTCGCAACCCTACGGGCTGGATGTTGGGTAACAGATAAAAGGGTTTTGCCGTTCTCCAATTTTGCACTCCTTTGCAGTAAGCCTTGACTTTAACCGTTCAATACGAATTTGTCAAGATTTTTCCGATAGAAAATGAGTTCATCCACTTAGTCAGCCAGATCATGTAGGTTACACGATATGGTATCTTGAAGTCAGCCACGTACTTTTGTTGTTCTGCTGTCTCAACAGCGTGGCTGTAGTAGTTTGTGCGAACGTAGGTCACAGGGTCATCAATCCCCCATGCTTTGGCAACCAGTGCTAGGATTAGCCCAGTGCGCCCAATGCCACCCATGCACCCGGCATAAACCGGCTTTCCTTGGAGGATTAGGTTAACGGTTTTCTCCAGACCGGCCTCCATTGTTTTCAGGTCTGGTACACAGTAGTCTCTGGTAGGAATGTCAACCGTACAGGGCAGGTTGATTTCTTCTGCCATTTTCACACCGGTCATTCCTTTGGGCATTTGGCGGTAGGGGCCACCGTACATACGAAATGAGGAACCCCACAGGGCGGGTAACGAAATAAAACCTCTCAATTTAACACTCCTTTGTAAAAACACATAACCGAGTTGGTATGCTTGATAGTATCGTATTGACCTTAGTTTGTCAAGCGGTTACGAACATTTTTTGTGGGCCTGTCGTTGTAGTAGCCCATCCTGTACACCGTCATAGTGTCCAAATCTACATCAAAAATCCAGCCTTGGTAGCGGCGGTTAGCCCACAGGTGGGTAAACTTTGCGCTATGAATCACCATGTCTTCCACTTGTTGCAGGGTAAGACCCCGGCTGCGGCGTAGTCCCTCAGGCTGGGGTTCCAGAAACATGGTCAGTTTATGCGGGTGATTGGAATTGATTTATCAGCCTCAAAACACAGGCGTGGGCTTGGGTTGTTGTTGGTGTTGCGGCCCATGCTGACATAAACCTTAGGCAAAATCTCCACCCTAGATTGGGTAGAAACATTGAATGTGGTTTCATTGGAGCCGACAACCAAACACATTTGTTCCCCCGGGCCAACTGAGGCAACTACAACACGGGCATTACCTATTTGCAAAATTTGACCAGAATGTACGCCAAGACTCAAGGCCATGATAGTTCCTTATTTTATTCCAAGTAATTCCAATGTGGTGCTGGAGCATTCCCACGTGCTTCCGTCCAATACACCCCGTTTGTAGTCCACAACACAAACCAACCCCCTGCTACGCAGAATCATCAAATAGCTGCTCACATCAGAGACCGTAAACTCGTGCCCGTGAAGGGTTAGCGTGTCGGTAACCTCCCTGCTGTTGGCAGGTTCTATTTGCCACAGGCATGACAGCGTTGCGAACAGGTAAGTGCCCACTTTTGGTAGGCGAACGTCCTGCACTTTCTCGTTGTGAATCACCTCTAGGTCTTGCAGCGTAGTGAACACGACCTTGCGGTAACCGCACCAACAGGTCAGTATTAGGTCGGTATGCGTCTTTTGATACCGTGCATTTGGACTGCCACATTTGGGGCAGTCCTCCTTGTAGCTGCTCATAGAACTCCGGGCGGTTAGGCCCGTATTCTACCGCGACTTTTGTATAAAAAGTGATCATGCGGTGACCACCGAGTATGATACCGGGCCTTTGGTTCCCAAGGTATTCCACAGGTCAATTTCAATACCTTCAGCTTTTAGCCAGTTAATAACCCGAATTTCTGATTCTGACCAAGGTTTTGACATTGAACCCAGATAGGTATTTGATTTGAGGCCCACCAGACCTTGCAGGTCAATACCATACGTGAGTACATGCGATTTGTCGCCGTAGTTGAATCCATAGGTTTCCAGCGGGTAGGAAACAGCCACAGATACCAGACCCGCAACCCACTGCAACCGGGTTTGAATATCGCTGAAGGTCATAAAAATTTCACTGTCGCCGAGCGTGTAAGCCAGCGTAAGAACATCGCAAGAGTTAAGGCACCGGGTAACGATATTTTGAATTTCATCGTTGGTAAGGTGTAGGACGCTACCCAATTGCAAACATAACCGGGGCAATTTGTAGGCCGGGGAATCATTCACCAACAGCAGGGTTTCACCCACTTTAGCGGCCCGGAAAGCTGCAACCAGCGGGTTGTTACCCCCAACCACCGGGACTTCACACAACCAGACCCGGCCTGTAGCGCCGTCAATACTGATTGTAGAGCCAGCAGTGAAAGCCTGATAGTGTTCAGAGCCGAGGCCAACCACACAGGTACGGTTCATTGAACGGGCAACCACTGCGGCGTGGCTGGTACTCCCACCTGTCATAGTCAGGATACCCACCGCAGCATTCATGCCGCCAATGTCATCCGGGGTTGTTTCTTCGGTCACCAGAATTACAGTTTGACCAACTTTTGCCATATTGATAGCGTCAACGCTAGACAGGCATACGATACCTGTTACTACACCAGAACAAGCCGGTAGGCCCGTAAAATCCGGGGCGTTTTTGAATTTGGGGTCAAGTACGGGCTGATTAGCCAAGTCCAGTTCACGTTCGCTTACCCGCGCAATTGATTGCGGTAATGTGATCAGTTTTTCAGCAACCATGTCCGTTGCAATTTTGACTGCGGCCCGGGCGCTGCGTTTTGCAGTACGGGTTTGCAGAATGTACAGTTTGCCATCTTGAATAGTAAATTCAACGTCCTGAACGTCCTGTTTGAGGGTTTCCAGTTTGGTGACCGTGGCAATCAATTCCTCACTGATAGCAGGGTTCCAGTCGGCCAGTTTGTTCAACTTCATGGGGGTCGCCGTACCGGCCACAACATCTTCGCCTTGGGCGTTGATCAGGAATTCACCGACCACTTCATTAAGGCCAGAATCAGGGTCACGGGTGAACAGCACACCGGTACCAGAATTCTCATTCAGGTTTCCGAATACCATTGATTGAATAACCACCGCAGTGCCCCAGTCTTCGGGTATGTTGTTCAGTTTACGGTAAGTTTTGGCACGATCATTGTTCCAGCTTTTGAACACAGCTTCGATTGAATTCAGTAGCTGTTCAGTTGCGCCGGGGAAAGGTTTACCTGTTTTACGCTCGTAAGACGCGAGGCTTTCAGGCAGGGTTTCTTTTTCCAAGTCCTTACGGGCAATACCATCGACCACATTGCCGTACATGCAAACCAGACGTTTGAAGCTATCAATAGCACAGTCAGTACCAACGCGAGATTCCCAAGCGGGTAGAGTTTTGTTATCCAGACCCACGTTAAGAATTGTGTCCATCATCCCGGGCATAGAGGCCCGAGCGCCAGAGCGTACAGACAACAGGGGCTGGTAGCCGAACACCAGTTTGAAAAAGTCACCGTTTTCTTTGAGGGCAACGGCCACCTTTTTCATAGTACCTTTTGGGGCTTTCATGTAGTCCAAGCATACCGAGGTTGGGATGATCAAGGCCGGGGGCACGGAAACCCCTTGTTGTTGCATCCACAACAGGCCAGCGCCTTTACCACCGTGGATAACAGGGTTTGGGGTAACAGTTTGGTCAAAGATTGAAACGAACATATTGCACTCCTTTGCGATAAGCCTTGACTTTAGTCGGTAACAACAGGTTTGTCAAGCGGTTTTTGGTCTTCCAGTAAAAAAGAAACCGGAGCGCCCAGAGATTGCAACCCGGCCTTGACCACGGCGTTCATAGCATAGGCATTGATTTCTGTCTTGGCCTTGTGGTATCGCGCAAGGTTTCTCTCGTTGCCACACTGTCGGCAACGCATACCACCCTTGGGGTCGAGGTAAAGGTTGTACCCTTCATACGGGTGTCCCTTGGGGCATGACGTTGGCTTGGGTTTGTTTCCAGATACCGTGTGCAGTATGCCGCGCTTCACGTTCTCGGCGTGTGTAATGGCTTCCATGTGCAATGGATTGCAGCACTTCCTAACCCGGCACGTATGGTCTAACTCTAGGCCATCGGGTACGGGGCCAATCTGAAGTCTGTAGGCTAACTGGTGAGTCTTGGTGTGCGCCCGGTTATGGTTGGTCACACCATACCCCTTGTCGTTGGTTGGGCCTTGCCACAGCCAGCACCCGTGGTCATCCACGACGCACTGGGACTTAATCCATGCCAGCAGTTCAAGCCCGTCAATCCCACGTTTACGATAGCCCATGCACACCTCCTAGTTAATGAAGTGTAACACAGTTCATTCCGAAAGGCAACTGGCTTTCGGATAGCGCCACCTCAATCAGTTCCCCAGAACCATGGTGCCAGTCGTTGGACAGGCTACGGCGCATTTCAGACCGGGCAATGGTTACCGTCACATAGTGTTGGTGTTGAAAGTCTGAAGCGTATAGGTTGGCACTCCCAGACACACGGCTGGCCCTGATACAGGCGAATGCAGGGTGTGTAATACGTTGGCCGCTCATTGGCCCACCTTCTTCGGTGATCACGGGTTCTTCGATTGTTCGTGCCATATTACCCTTCTGTAAGTGGGTGGGTGGTAACCTTATACGGGGTGCCCGTGGCGAACGTATAGAGGCCAGAGCGGGGCCAGTAGTCACACTTCAGGCCATTGTTTCTGCATAGGTACACCGCCCAATCGTGGTTCATAATATCGGCTGAAACGTCTGCCTTTCCTTGGGAGGATACCGTCTTTAGGATAGCTTTCTCGGTAGTTTCGGGGGTGTCCATAGTCAGTCCTTAAAATGGTGGCTCACTGCCACCGGGTTTGCCGGGAGAATCCCAGATTATGTCAATCATAATGTCCATGATTTCCTCGTCCGATAGAGCATCAGAGCGCATCGCACGGTGAAGACCGGACAGCGGGTGCTGTTCACAGTACGGACTTCCAGCACGGTGTGCGTAGTGGTATCCACTACAGATACAGAGCTTATGTCCTGTGAGTTTGATATGTCGCTGCATACTGTCATAGGTAGCCCTACGGGTACGGCATTGGGGGCAGCGTAACACATCAGGCAGTCAGCGCAATTGATTGCAGGCCGTTAATCAAGTAGGATTCACACGAATCCGGGGTCATACGCAGTCTGTATAGGTTACCAAAGATTCCATAATGGCGTGTTCTTGCAACAGTCTTGTACACGAACAGGGGCCTAAACACCACTCCAAAATACTGGTCACCATCTACCCAAGTAGGGTCGATAACCTTCAGGTCTTGGTCAATTACCCAAGCGTGTGCAAGGGCAATTCCCAATTTCTTGCTGGTGGCGTACCCTTCACAGTATCGGTAGGGTGTTTCATTTGATGCCAGCGCGTAGGCATTAGCGTAACATTCCCCCACTGTCATAGTTCCACGTTTGGGGTGTTTCTTTGGGGTCATGTCTACCCCGTGGGCTGAGAGTACCCGGTGTTCAAGGGGGGTGTCATTACCCATTACCTGCATAATGCTTTGCACGTAGTCACGGACTTGTCCCACGTTCACTCCTTTGAAGTATTGAGGCCCAATCTTAGTTGTGGGCCGTTAGTTTGTCAAGTAGTTTCTGTAGGAAATACCCGTTCAACGGCGTTAAAAGGTTTCGGGAAAGCCGTTGCCACATCAATGGCAGTTTCCTCGTCCACTTTTCTGTAGGTGTCTCCTTGGAAAACAAAAAGATCACCAGCATCTAGTTGGTAAAAGAACGTCATACCCCGTCACCCTGCAACCGGGTCAAAGCCTCTGAGGCCATACGGTAGTGGTTGTCACTGGGGTGCATCAGGTAGGCCGACACATTCCTATAGAAAGCCCGGGCCTGTGCCACCGGTTCTTTCTGGGCATATTCATCCAGTAGTCGGTAGGCCAGCCCGTTCACCACCATCTGGTTTCCAGACTTGTGCTGGTCTGCAAGGTAGTACGCAGCAGACTTTAGGCTACGGGCGTATTCCTTGCCATGGCGGCGCATCACGTACTTGACCGCGCAGCCCATGTTGAAGTTCAGGCAGCGCACTATGTGAATGGCTTCAATGCCACTTGGGTGCGTGTTGTAATGCTCGGCTTTTTGCACAACGTCAAACACGGTGGGTGTGTCCTTCAGCGTCACGGGGTCGGGGATGGCCTTAGACTGAATGGCTTGTCCCGCTAGACTCTTGCAGGGGCCTAGGCCACACACCCGGCAGGTACGGGGGTAGGCCACACCCTTGGAGGCTAGTACGTGGGTGCATTCATCGTGGTTGGGTTCAGGTAGGGCATAGGTCATACGGTGGCTC